ATTATAGTGGAAATAAACGGTTATGTCAAGCGTTCAATTTCAAACACATCGTAACGGAATGTGAAGTCTGCGGTAGGAATGTTATCAGCATCTTGCTTGGTGTCAAAGTTGATACCGCCAACATCTGTGGGGTGACAGTTCAAGAATTTGATACGAATATTAGGATTGTTAGAGTTTGTATTGATTGTTAGATATCCATCAAAGTAAAGAGGATTAGTATCTTTCAATGATCTTCTTGGATACTTATCAAGATTAGAAGATTGTCCTAGACTATTCATCCACTTGTATGTTTCATGCCATACACGCAAATCTTCGTCCATCAATGCGGTAATCACTAATGGCTCAAATGTCATTTTACTGCCGTGTCTATATGTATCAACGAAAGGAGTAGGAACAGCAATAGGAGTTAATGACACAGAAGGAATTGTGACTGTCTGACAAAAGTATCTTAGAAATGGCTTATCAGGAATAAAGAAAGTAAACTTCGTAGGTTGAAGAATAGATGTATTCTCTGGTGTAGTTGTCAGAACTGATTTGGTTGTCATTAGATTCCTCCGTCAGTTATTTAGTCATAAAAAAAGCGGAGCCCGAAGGCCCCGCTCTTAAGTTTTGGCTTTCGCCACGCATCTAACTTAGGTTAGATTGCGAACACGGAAGATACGGTAGTAGATGTTTGCCTGACCGGAAACATCACGGCTACCAACAACGCCGTCACCAGCGGTGGTTGCGAATGGGTTAGCAACCATGCCGTAACGAGTCTTGAAGCCAATCTTTGGCTGGAAGGTATCCTGACCGATTGCACGGACCATCTGTAGTGGAACGTATGGGCAGTAGAATAGACCAGCGTCGAATGGTGAAGAACCACGATAACCAACGGTTACTAGCTCGTCGCCGTTTGCTGAACCACCGAAGTAAGGATCGATATAAACCTTAATACGGCCGTGTAGCATACCAACGAAGGTGTTGCCAGTATCGTCAACGGTTAGGTCGGCTGATAGGGCTGGGGTGTAAGAAAGAACACCAGCCATAGCCATAGCAGATGCAACGTCTGATGAAACGATCAGAACGTTACCCTTACCACGGCGGGTAGCCTTAGCAATAGCATTAGCTTCACGCTCAATGTGGAAGATAAGTCCCTTGAACTTCTCAACTGACCAACGGCCGTTTGAGTCTGTGTCAAGATCGAATGTACCAGCGGTTGTAACACCATACTGAGCACCAACTGTTGCTGAACGATAAATTGTGCGGATAACCTCACGATTGATTTCAGCAAGAATCTCTGTTGAGAGAATGTTGGCTAGCTCGGTCTCAGCATCAAGGCCGTGAATTGCCTTAAGATCCTGAGCAAGCTCGGTGGTGTATTCTGCCTTTAGCGCACGGCTGCGAGCAGTAACAGTAACCTTATCGATGGCGAAAGCCATTTCAGCGAATGCGTTTGAAGCTGCATCGCCTAGTGCTTCTGCCTGTGCTGTGGTCATACCAACGCCAGTTGGGAATGAGTTAGCAGTCCAGTTAGCACCTTCTGCGAATGGGTTATTGTTGCCGGCTGGCTGTGAACCGTTAAGAGCAGAAGTATTACCGGTTGCATTCTGTGATGAGAAAGCAGTATTGGCTTCATAGAATAGAGCCTCGCTGCCACCCATTGACTTATACTTTGAACGCATTGCGAAGATTAGGCCGGTTGGACCGGTCATTGGCTGAACGCCGCAAACGTCATAAGCGATTAGGTTTGGAAGCGCACGGCGAACTAGGGAGATAAGAATTGGGTCGTATGAAGCGACATTAGTTCCGGTACCTAGACCACCACCAGAGTTAGTTGGAGCGGCTTCGTTTAGTGTGCGGCTTTCCTCAGCCATTGCCTTTTCCTGGTTCTCAAGAATAACGGCAGTAACGGCACGACGATAAGCATCCTTGATCTTACCAGCGCCGTCGTGGTCAAGAACTGGGGACCACTTGTTTTCTAGCTGTTCTGTTAAATACATTTTAGTTTCCTTCTTTCTGTTAACTAAAGTTAGTTTAAATTACTTTGGGAGAGTTCTGCCAAGGGCCTGAACATAACGAGCCATTGGACCTTCAAGATTGCTCTCGTTGATTACTGATGGATCGCTTGACTCAACTAGGTCTAGAACGCCATCTGCCTTAACAGCAGTTGGGAAATAGTTCTCCCTTAGTGTTGAAATCTTATCGATAAATTCTTCGTCTGATGTATAGGTAACGTTCTCGGCAAGACCCTTTAGCTTCTCTGCCTGAGTTGATGTTAGACCTTCACAAACAGCAGAAACTAGCTCATACTTGCGTGATTCGTTAAGTGCAGATGATAGTGCAACATTGCGCTCAATTTCTTCGTTAAGTTTGGCTTCTAGTTCCTCAACTGTTGCTGATAGTTCCTCAACTACAGGTACAGAATCCTCTGGAATGTCGATATAGTGTTCAGCGAATAGGGCACGAAGACCACTGATGAAATCTTCTGTAAGTTCGCTACGGAGAGCGGACTCAACAGCAACTTCATTTTCTTCAATCCACTGTTCAACAACATAGTTTAGATAGTCATCAACGTCGGTTGATAGCTGTTCGTAGATTTCAGCAACTCTTTCTTCTAGAGTTTCGGCATAAGCCTGCTCTAGTAGAGCTACTTCCTCTTCTAGCTTTGCCTTAACGGCTGCTTCGAAGATTGTTGTTGCCTTAGCATGGAACTCCTCAGAAAGGTTCTCACCTTCTAGAAGGGCATCAACATGCTCTGACATATCAACTTCGTATGTCTCTAGTGATTCTGCAATCTCATCTGATTCCTCTGAGACGAACTCAAAGTTCTCATCGATAGCAGCAAGAATTTCTTCTTCATCAAGACCAGCTTCGATGGCTTCTGCAATAAAGTCTTCTAGTTCTTCTGAAAGTTCTAGTTCTTCATCGCACTTTTCTTTACCTTCGTGCTTCTCATCTTCATCTTCTTTTTCTTCTTTGTCTTCTTTTTCTTCTTTGTCGTGCTTACGGGCTTCTTTAAGAGCCTTAATGCGCTCGGCTAGAGTTGGAGCATTTTCTTCTTCAACTACTTCACCTTCATTTACTTCATCTTCTGATAGCTTCTTAGTTGGCTCGGGTGCAACTGAACCCTTACCAGCACGAGAAGAATCCTTACCAACTGCTGATGCAGCGGCAGCGCCTAGATTGCCTGATGGAAGTGAAGTTGGTGTCTGTCCACCAATATCCTGCTGCTGACCTTCGAAATCAGCATTATCAGAAGAACCAGCACCGTTCTGTGAACGCTTCTTATCTTCTTTCATCTTTGAACCTGGGCGTAGTGTCTTAGCATTGCCTGTTGAAGCGGTAGAAGGATCTACAGGATCAGGATTCGATACGCCACCATTACCCACTGATGGATAAGGATTGCTACCATAACCTTCCCCTAGAGTCTTTCCCTCTAGAACAGCCTTTGCTGCTTCTGTTAATGATGCCATTGGAATGATACTCCTTTTATTCCTAATTGTTATTTAGTATTTTCAAAGTTTTGAGATATAGTTCTCGAAAATCTTCAAGGCGACATCTTCAATATCGTGTTTTGATGCCTCAGTAATGAGTTTCTTTGCACGATAGTAATCTTGTTCTTTCCAGTTACCATTTTCAAAAATCCACTCCTTACCTTCCATGATGCCTCGAACGAATGCGTCTTGTGCGCTAGGATCAGCAACAACGTCTGCCGCAGTTGCTAACTTATAGTCGTCTTGTACCTGTTGGTATCCATTATATGGTCTAAGAGACCCTACGCCTCTTGTTGACACACCAAGACTTGCACCACCATCTAATAAACTCTTAACAATTTTTCCGTTAGGAGTATCCAAAATTTTTGCTTTACCAATAAAATTAGTCCCGTCAGGTTTCAATGATGTAATCATGTGGGACACACGATCTAGGTTGATTTGAGGATTCTCAGGATGACCTAGTTCACCAAATGCTCTGTTCTTTTGAACATATTCTCTATTGTAACGATCTGCTTCTTTTGAAAGAACGCTCATAGGATAAACACGACCGTTACGATTTTGCTTTTCTGCTTGCATGAAGATACCGGTGATATAATGGTTCTTACCACCCTTACCATCTGATTCTACCAGATATTGAATATCTTGAATTTCTTCTCTAATGAGTTTCATCTATTTATTCCTTAACTTCTACCAGCTTGGATGGCACTAGCAACATGCTTTGCAAAGTCTTTAACTGTTACTGGGCGACCTTTAACGCCTGTCATCTTACCTAATGTCTCACCAGCTTTATCATGAATGCGACGACCAAGAGACTTAGGTTCACCAGTTAGTTTAACTTCTGGTGCTTCTGGCTCTGCCTTAGGGGCCTTAGGCTTCATTTTTTCTTTTCTTTTCTCGGTCGATGCGTCTCTTAGACCATGCTTTGCTTCTGGCTTTTTCTTTTCTTTATCTAGAACATCTGCTGCTCTTTTATAGCCAGCCTTCTTGCGGGCTTCAATATCTGCTGGAGAAAGTTTTCCACCTTTACCAAATCCCTTTGGTGTTGTGGTAGCTTGATATTCTTTTTCAGTTTTTCTCTGAGCAATCTTAGCCTTCCAATAAGCCTTCTTCTCTGCATCTGATTTGCCTACAAGAGGACCAGACTTAGCGCCATAACCACGATAACCCATTAGCTCGGTTAAGTTTAGTGATCTTTTGACTTCTAATAGTTTCTGCTCACGAATAGAATCGATACGATCCTCGAAATATTCGTTTGCTTCTACTAGATTTTTATTGAGGATGGCGTCGAGAAGTTCGCTCATATTACTGACCTCTACCTGTTACGCCGTAGTTGAAATCTCTTGGTGCTGCGGTCTGTCCTTGATCATAATCACGACCATCTTTCTTGAGGTCAATGAATAGAGTTAGAGCATCGCCGTTTGTATTACCAGCAGAAGAAAATACGATATTACCCGTGCTATTAGCAGAATCGACAATTGAAATGGCAGCAGACATACCTTCAACTTCAAAGTTATAGTCAAAACTTCCGTCACCGACTGCAACAAAAGGAATGTTCTCTCCATTAGTGCCCTGCCACTTTAGAAAGATATGTCCCTTATTTTTGAAAACGCCTTGTCCATAAATTCTCTTAATTGATGTTCTATAAAGTGACTTTCTGTCAGTGCCAGTTCCTAGAATCTGATTATTAGCATTCATTGAAAATGCTAATGATGCAACATCAAGCAATACAGTATTTGCTTCTGCTGTACCGTCAGAGACACCGACCCACTTGACAAGTGATCTTCTATTAGTGTCTACCAAAACTTGTTTGTATAGAATGTTTGCCATTGTTAATTCCTAATTGAAAAGTTTAATAGTTTCTTGAAGGACTCAAGGTCTTCGTTCAACATGTTCTCTACGATCTTTTTGTTTCTAGTATTGACCGAGTCATAAACTTCAAGTATTCTTTTAGCCATACTGTTATTTAGGGTAATTGTTCTTCCATTGATATTTAAATCTTTTGAATCAATACCTTCTTTAACCATCTTGCGAATGTCTGTAATTTTGTTTTCTTGAATTTGCTTTTGTCTAGAAGTCCATGAACTACCAGTTTTTGGTTTTTCATAACTAACATCACCCGTTTTAGATTGCTTTATTGGTGCTGGTGTAGATGATGATTGACTATCATCGCCAGAAGAAGGAGCAGTAATGTTTTTCTTTATTGATCTATAAGCTCTAAGACCTTTTTTACCGCCAACTTTAGTTACGGCTCTTTCGATTGCTCTTCCTGCTCCACCACGAACTAATGCTCTACCGGCTCCGCTTGTGACTGCCCTTGCTGCACCTGTTGTAATAGCTCTACCAGCAGCGCCAGCAATCATTTCACCGCCAACTGCTAGTGCAGGACCGAGAAGTTCGTTTAGTTGTTCTTCCGAATCATGAACAATTGCTTCCGACATTTGTAGAACGCCTTCCTTGCTGAAAGGAATAGTGAGATACTTGTCGATCATTCTTGAATAGTAAAGAGCAACTAACTGGTTGTTAGGATAAATTCTATATGTCACTCTCTTAAACAATAGCATAGAAGGCATGTTTGGAAATCCTGCTTTAACAGGGTTTGACTTACCAGATGCTTCATTTAAAACACTATGATCTTTGGTATCATATTCTTCACGAATCTGTTTAAGAGTTTTCATCTTTGTTCCTTACTGTGCGAAATAGTTAGAAGCAATTTCCTTCTTGCGTTCTTCTAGCTTTTCGATAGTCTTTTCTTGAAGAATAGCCTGGAAGTTTTCTCTCATATCGTCAAGGTTATTCTCAAGGATATTGTCAAATGCCTCTTGAATAATTTCTTTGTTATTCATTTTAGTTTCCTCGTAGATTGTTTTGGTTGTACCTGTAGCACCTGGTGCATATCTTGTGTCTGGTTTGTTGAAGTTTTCTTCACAATTCCAACGGCGTAGTGCCTTATTAATTCTTGAATCGGGATCGTTTGCAGTCTTAGCAGATGTTAGACGCTTCTTCATTCCACCCATGCGTGAACAGAATGACTTACGGCGGGACGCTCTTTTGCCCTTAGGGTTCTTTTCTGTTACTGCTGTCTGTAGTTTAGAACCTGGGTTCTCTCTCTTATATGCATCAACTGCCTTTTGCGATAGACCGTCTGTCTTGTCCTTGCGATTAACTGACTGCCAATCTTCTTGGTAGATGCCTCGTTCAGTAGAAGTGGGATACTTATTTTCTTCGTATGTTGCTCTCTCTGTATAACGAGAAACACTGGCTTCGACTTGCTCTGTAGGAACACAATTAGGTACCATACGGTTACCCTTTTTCTTTAGTCCCTTGGCTGTATAGCCTTTCCAGCAAGCACCTTTAAGATCGTTCTTCTCTTCCACTTTTGCTACCCTTCTGGTGTTACCTGTAAGATCGCCAACAACATTAACTCCACCATTATGATCGTATTCGCCTAGTTCATTCAGCTTTTCTTCTGCAATGTTACCAAAGTTCTTATTTGCATCCATTTTAGTTGGATCAAATGCTTTAAAACCTAACTTATCATTATGATATTTATAATGTTTGTTTTTGATATACTTTAAGTTGTTTCCATTCTGATCATTATATGCCATCATGTTTGTAGTGGTGTATCGTTCTACTGGATTTACACCGGGATCACCAGTGACATATCCTAGTCCTCTAACAGCACTTGTACCAATTTCTTCTTTAAGTTTATTCTTATCTGCTTTATCGGCCTTATCAAGCATTGCATAGTAATCAGGTCTTTCACCTATATGATCCCTAGCAACTTGCTCTGCCTTTTTCTGATTAGTATTATGTTCTTTTTCATGCTTCGCACCTTTCTTAACAAGGTCACGAACTCTTGCTAAAGAAATCTTAAACTTCTTTGCAATCGCTTCGTTGCCTAGTGTTCTTACATCGGTGCTTTTTAGAGACATGATTAATCCTTATGTGGCACTAGAATGCCATTCTCGTTGAGGTGTGTTACTGTGCCATTAGGTGCAGCATACTTGCCACTACCAACATAGACCAGTCCTAAATCTTTTGCTTCTTCTGCTACAGTCTTTTTCTTCTTAGCTGGTTCTTTCTTAGGAGGTGTAGAACCCTTCTTAGACTGAATAGTTGCAAGTTTGATCTTCTTATCCATCATGTTGGATTCATGATCACGGCTTGCTGTTTCTGCCTTACCTGGTTCCTGATCTGGTCCAGCAATCTTGTCCACTTCTTTCTGAACATGTGCCTGAGCAATTTGCTGTTGAGCACCAAAAGCAATCTGATTTTGCATATCTTGTTGCTGTTGCTGTGCCATCACTTCGGCGTTTTGCTGGTCAATCTGCGCCTGAACCTGTCCTTCTTCCTCCATCTGGGCATTCATTTCTTCAATGTCATCATCTGTCTGTTGAAGAATGTTTTTACGAACCCACATGATAGAATAATACTTACCGACGAAAGGATCGACCTTAACTAGTGTATCGAGACGAACATTGATAAGCTCTGCCTCTTTAAGTTCGTCAAAGTTATTGTCTTTCTTGAAGTCATACCAAATATCTTCTTTAAACTCGTTCCATTCTTCTTCGGTACAAACATTCTTAAGAACTAGCTGCACACGGAGAACTTCATCGAACAATGAAGCAAACTTGTTACGAAGACGGGTAACGAACTTATTAAACTTTAGTTCGTCTCTTGTGATTTCTGTGGTACGACCAAGTGAGAATCCGTTATTCTGTTCTAGACGAGAGACGGGAACACCAAGTGACTTGTATAGCTTGGTCTGGAAATACTTAACATCTTCTAGCTCACCAAGGTTACGAGCGCCTTCTAGTGTGCTAATTTCAGTTCCTTTTGATCCTTCACGGCGTGGTAACCAGAAGTCTTCAAGCATTGATAGATGCTTACGGTCGTCTCTAATCTCACCAGTGTTTGAATCGTAAACCAACTTGTTACGATACTTGACCATGATATCACGGACATACTGTTCCGCTTTAACTGTTGGCATATTACCAACATCGATATAGAACACTCTACGCTCGGGAGCACGGCTTAGACGATAGATAACAGTGGCGTCCTCAACCATGCGTAGGTTGTTAAATGGCTTAATTGATTTATGAAGATATGATAGAACCATGGTCTGCTTTGGATCCATGATACCTGAATTGATGTTAACGATAGAGTCTGGAGCAATCTTAGAACCTAGATTAGTTCCTGCACCGATAAGACCCTTTTCGTTGTAAAGGTAGTATTCGATCTGCTTTCTGATAATCTCAACACCAGTATTAGGATCACGCATCTTTTGAATTTCACGGATCTTACGGATACGGCGAGGATCAATATACTTGATTTCTTGAATGCCTAGGGTGGGGTTCGTTTCATCGATAGTTAGATGATAGAATAGTCTGCCGTCGATATACCAACGACGAAAGATTTCATGACCCATATTACCAAAGTTAAGTAGCTTCAATACATAATCAAATTCTTCTTCAATACGCTTTTTAATAGCAGGAGGAAGTTTGACTTCATCCATATTGATTTCAACCGATGTTCCAGAATCTTCTACAACGATGGCCTCATTTACGATTTCATCGATTGCCGATTCCGCTTCTGGCTGAATAGCAAGTTCACGATACTTTGTGATAAGTTGTGTTTCGTTACGAAAGGTGCCGTCAAGATCGACATAAGTGCCGTAATAGCCCGCACCTGCAATTGTCACCGCCCCGTCATCATTCTGAGGCAGTGTGAATGTTTTATTTTTTGGTTCTTGGAGTTGTTGGTCTACAGCCTTCTTCTCGGAACCGATTTCAAATCCAAATAACTTCACAATCTTATCCTTTTATTAGACCTAAAACCCATGGGGAAATGAATCCCCATGGATTGTAGTATTTATCCTGATTAGGTTGTAGTGTTTGATACCCACCACTGATAGTCGAAGGTCACTGTATATTCTTCGATCTGATCACCTAGTGCCCAATCGAGGTCGATAGCAGCAACATCAGTTGGGAATGCACCGACTAGAGTGTATCTTTTGATAACATTCTGAGGTCCGGTCTTACCATACTGAGTAACAATAGCATCAGTTTGATATGATGCTGGAGGACTATAACCTGGTGAACGAATGTTACCAACATGTGAGTTGATAGTATTCATCCAAACTTCAAGGTTGTTACGAACAGAGAAGCTTTCATCATTGATGATAGTAACAGACCATTGTGAGAATGTTCTGGTACCAGCTACTTTGATTTCACGACCAAAGTATGGAATTACAATTGATGAAATACTGTCTGCTGGGAGCGAAGCTGCTCTACAAACGAATGATAGTGATCCAGTTGCGTTTAGTGCATTAACTCCACCAGCGCCAACTACTGGAGGGACCGCAGCCCCTCCATAAGCACCAGTTGGAAATGGAATCGTAACTTGGAATAGACTAGGTCTTGCACCATCATTAAGCAAATTTGCTCTAAATGTGGATACGTCAAATGCCATTTGTTTTTCTCCTTATGTGTTTCTATTTATTAAAATCTACCGACAACTTCGGAGAAGGCGACACCTGTTCTAACAGCCACGAAATTAAGATGAATATAATTGATAGAACGTGCTGGCTTAACATAAATGTCTCCGACAAATTCATTACGGTCAACGACCTCTGGTGTATTGTTTGTTTCGTCGCAAACTACACGGTAGTCATAGATACCACGACGACCCTTAACATCACGAAGGAATGGTTCAATAAGGGCAACGAACTGGGCTCTAGTAAACTCATCGTTAAACTCGAATAGAGAATACTTAGATGCTCTTGAAATTGACTTTTCGAGAACAATGAATAGACGACGAACATTCAAACGATCAAATGCTGATGGCTTGCTAACGAATGTCTTATCACCAAATAGAACAGTTCCCTCACCCTTGATGGTGATGACAGGATTGATACCAATCTGGTATAGATCGTCTCTTTCAGACTTCTTTGGGTTCCATGCTAGTTTAGCAACATTCTTAATCTTACCACGGTTTAGACCAGCAGGTGACCACCATGGATCGTTAGTGTAGTCTGTTCTAGCACACAGACCGGCAATGTCAGGATTTAGAGGAGTCCAACGATAAACATCGTTATACTTGTCATACTGGCGCTTCCATCCGGAGTCAACAAATACATAGCTTGATGAAATGTTGAACTGACTATTTGCCCATGATTTAATGTTATTTAACTCGAAACCTGCCTTGTTAACAACTGCTGTCTGTGGAGGAGATACGAATACAACACAGTCTTTTCTACCGCCTGTTGCAATGATACCATATGAATCGTCATCATTGAATGTTCCACCATCAACGATATTT